GTGTACCATATCTTTTGGAAAATTTTCTGCGGTATATCCTTCTGACAGAAGTCTTTTTGTGAGTTCATTGTATCTTTCCATATCACACCTCATATTCCCTCACAGGGGCGCAATCCGAAAAAATCTTCCATACGGCTTCTTAATGCATCAACATTCATGTCGTACTCTTTCGCAATGCACTTCTCACAGACAGTATTCTTATATGTGAGTGCCTTTGAAAGTCTTTTGTCCCAGCTATTAAGCTGCTGTCCGCAGATATTGCATTTTTCATCAAGCCATTTTATTTTTTGCATTTGTTTATTCCGCTCCTTTCAACCCATCCGTCCTGCCATCTCCTGACTCAGGGCCGCTTAAGGCGCTTTCTTTTAATTTTTTCAGCTCCTCAACCGTTCCGAGCTGCTTATACGCCTCCCATCTATCCACTTCTCCATCTGTAAGCAGCCTTGCCTTAAATATTGGTTCCGGCAAATCAACACCCTCATGGGCTTCAAGATGCTTAACTACAATCTCCAGTAAGCCCGGGCAATCTCCATATATCTTTTTTAAGCGTTCCTCAAATTCCCGATACTTCTGGATTTCTTTAAGGGCGGATATTGCTATATTAAAATCCTGCAATTTGTCTGGCGGTATGTAAACTACCCCTCTTTGGTCTCCACTTTTTATTCGGCACTCAGCAACATCATGTATATCTTGCAATGTTGTTATCGCCTCCATCTCCGTCATTCCGCAACCTCCAATCTTTTCAATCCTTCTGGAAATTCCTGTATCAATGGTTCTCCCCAAATATCCGCAAGGCTTAATTTCATGAAGACCGGAATATCTGCTTTTCTGCATAAATCCAACAGTTTTTCTATCCATTCACGTTTCGGGACAACTTTTCCTTTCCTATTTCCCGTCTCCGCCCCAACGATAACCCATTCAAAATAGCTTTTGTAACCTCTTGGCAAAAGAAAATGTTCTAAGAGCCTGCCACCCTCTCGCTCATCTTCTACCTCACAAATATCGCACCACAGCGGCTCAATGCTGATAAATTTATGCGCTTTTATGGGAAGTATCGCTCCGCTCATTCTCCATAGATACCAAAAATTAGACCATGTTGTAAGACCATTTCCAACTTCCCATTCCTCATAATGGCCTTCAAGCCGCTCTCTTCCGGTATATGTCACGCCAAGCCACATATTATCCGTGAACATTTCATAATCCTTAATATGAGGATGTTTCTTTGTTGGCCATATTGAATATCCGATAGGGTCTTTTGTCAGAAACAAATAATTATGCTGAGGTGCTTTTGCGCAGGCTTCCAGTACTTCAATCTTCCAATCGTCTGGTATCCACAATCCAAACAAATCAGCCATAGAGCAAACAAAGATGTTTCTGCCTTTCTTGTTTATGTAGTCATTCAGGCGATAACGGTGAAGTGTTGGAATAAAGCCATAAGGATAAGGTGCTTTCGGATATTTGCCCGATTTCTCTCCCCTTGCGACATACAAAGGATTGTCTAACTCTCTTATTTGTTCATCATTCCTGATAATCTCATCATAATATGTATCTCCATCACTGTCAGTCCAACCTCCAAACCTATGCGCTATTCCCCTTGCATAACAGTATTCGCATCCATGCAGGCATCCTGTGACCGGATTCCATGTGCTGTCACACCAATCAATCTTAGTCTTATCCATAATCGCTCACTCCTGCTTTTCCTCAGCTTTCCCGATAATCTCTTTCAGCCTATCCTTAAATTCCTCTACCGCCGATTCTGGCACATCTACCATTGTTATGACTCCCTTCGGGGCCTCCGCTCTAGGAGAATCCTGTTTCCTTACAACCACTATATCCCCTACCTCAACCTTCACTTTGCTGATGTAGGTATATTCACGCCCCTGCGGTTTCCCGTCTCTCAAAAACCTCAGCTTTACTAAGTTCATAATCACTTTCTCCTTCCAAGTTCAATATCCTGCAGTTCCTCAATCGACACCAGCCTGCAGTCCGGCAGCATGATTAACGGCTCTCCTAATACCACTCTCCTGCCCTCTATCCTCATTCTCGGATAACTTACGATTACCTTGCACTCCTGGGCCACCTGGTATGAGGAATCACTAATTATCTTCCGGATGCGCTTCTGGTCTGCCTGGGATGTCTGCCTGCCGTTTACCGGAATCTTGCCAAACTCCCTATCCATTGCGTTTTCCTCTTTGTATATTCGCTCGTACACATACATAAAATTCCGCGCCATTATCTTTACCTTCCATTTTCCTATAGCCTTTCGTCAATCTCGTGCAAACTTTCTCTGAACGGATTGAACAAATGATTGGCAACCTTTCCTTCCTGTTCTTCTAATTCCACAAATCGCCTCCATGTCTCTGGATATATTCTTTTTATTTCTCCCAGTTCTGGAAGTTTTGCGTTTGGGCAAAACCAGCAGCCTCCCCTTTTTGATAATCCATAGCAAGGACTAAGCAAACCGTATTCCTCACACTTTTCCATTGCCATCTTTTCTGTATAGCCGTATTTTTCAAGTAGGGAAATTTGTGTCGGGTCTTTATGCATAGCCTTCAGTCTCTTTTCCTCGTCAGCGCATATACCAACATATTTCACAACAGGCTCTTTGATTTTCCTGTAATATTCCTGTATTGGCTTTAATTTCAGATCTCTCTTAATTCCGCAACGCCCATATACCGGGAATCCAAATCTCATTCCTCTGTGTTCCAGGTGTTTTGTGGGGCGTTCTATAATTCGATTAAAGAAATCCAGATAATCCCTGTCTGCGTGTAGAATTTCTACACTATATCCCCAACTCTCAAATAGCGGCTTTGCTGTCTCTCGTATAAATTTAATATGTCTTGGATTTTCTCCGCTTATTTTATTCTTTAGATCAAACATGACCTCGATGAACACTATAACATCCAAAGGCTCGTTATGTTCATGTGCCAATATAATGCTTGCTGTGCTATCTTTTCCACCGGACCAGCTTAATATATAACGCATGAGGGATAGTGCCGAAACACATATCCGCTACCGCTTGACTACCATTAGGCCGCATCTTGCCCGCAAAGGCTTTGGTATTTACATTGGTCGCCGCTCGCCATCCCAATACGTCTAAGCGCTCAACATTTCCCTCCTGCTCACTTTATTTTCCTGAAGTGCTTTTCTCCAGTAAGCTATTTCCGCTTTGTCCGATCTTTCGATAGATTCCTGCAACATCATTTCACAATCTTCTATTGCACTCTCAATTTCATCCAGCGTTGCCTCTCTTTCTTCCCCATAACACCCGCAGAAACCGTCTCCGTAAACTGCAGAAACAAATTCCCGCTGATCCTGCAGAGTGGTCTTGTATTTTTTTGCCATACTCAATACCTATTCGCCTTTCTGACTTTCTCAATCTCTACAAGAGCCGGCTTATTGACACATTTCTCCATGCCCTCCGCCAGCTCTTTTGCTCCCGGATTGCCTCTCTCCACTTCATCCGCCAGGTGGCGCAGGACCATCACGATCAGCCCTGCGTCTGCCTTTGCGTATGGAGATATGGCATCGATAATCTTTTCGGAATAATGCTGCAGACCACGCTCAATCAGCTTCATAGCCTCCGGGGTCTTTCCGTTTGCTATCAGCTTATTTCCACGGTCCACAAAGCTACTCATTCTTTCTTTCCCAAACGCCATAACTGCCTCCTATTCCTCTGAATCGTCCTCCGGCTCCTCATAGCCATATCCATCGTCAGAATCATCCGGTTCTAAAAGTTCGTCTGTAATATCGTCCAGCTCTTCCTCCGGCTCTCCTGTGGCATCCTCTCCCGGATCAGTTTCCGTAGCATCCGTTTCCCGGAACTCTCCATCAATTACTTCTCCTTCGCTATTCGGTCCGGGAAGTCCCAGGACGGCTCTGCCCTCAACCGCATTTGAACCGGCAGAATCATCATTCCCGCTTTCTTGCCCGCTGTCCTGCTGCTGGAAATCCGAATCAAAGATACTTCTCTGCGCCGTGTTGGCAATCGGCACCAGCTTGAATACCCCGGTATCTTCATCCATCACCAGCTCCATTTCATTGTTAAAAGAACCGGATTTCTCGTCATTGATTTTTACAACAGATGTCACCTTATGCTTGAACTGAGGTTTGCTGACCTCTCTCGACTCTCCCTTGATATTCGGATCATAATTCGGGATAAATTCCTTTACCATAGTGACATCGATTTTCAGCGTCATACTGCCCTCGTCTGAACCTTTCTCCTGCATATTGCCAATCAGACGCTGGAGGACAAAATTCATATCCTTTTTCATTTCCTCAAAGGTATCGCTGTCAAAGTCCAGTCTCTTTTCAAATTCTTCGCTCATGCCTTAATCCTCCCGTATTCAATACCATTTTCATTCATAAACTGGATTAAATTCTCCAGCTGTCCTCTGGTTCCCTTCGCATAGAATCTGGTCTGGTACCGCTTTTCTTCAACCTTCGGCTGTTCGGGCGCCTGCTGAGTAAAGGGATCAACTGCCGCCATAGATGCCTGTGTGCCGTTTTCTGTACCGCTTGATACGCTTTGGGCCGGTTCTGCTCCATTTTTCTGGCTTTCAATCACGTTTTCGGGCTGTTCGTTCACACTTTCCGACTGTTTGCGTACAGATTCCTGTGCTGCCTTTCTCTGGGCCTCCTGGGCCTTTCTCTGCTCTTCTGCCAGTCTTGCCCTTTCCTCCGCCTCTTTCCGGCGTTCCTCTGCCTGACGCTTTCTTTCAGCCTCTTCCTCGGCTTTACGCCTCTTCTCAGCCTCCAGCTTTTCCTCCAGGTCAGACAGCCGCTTATTCTCTGCCAATGCTTTGCTGAGGTCCAGCGTCTTGATATAGACATCCTTTGCGTTCAGCTTGTACTTGCTCTCCAAGCTGTCGATTGTTTCCAGATCGGTGCGAACCTTCTCAACCTTCGACTTTATATCCGTCTGTGCCGTAACCAACTTGTAGGTCTGGTTCAGGTACCGGCTGTCAAATATCTTCTCAAATGGAATAACCGACGCCAAATCCCCGATTACTTCATCATAGGCCGCTCTGATCTTCGCCTTCTTCTCTTCCTTCTGCTGGTCCTCGAAAGCCTTTACCTGCTTATCAATGATTCCTACCGGCTCCTGAATCAGTACCAGAACCTCCTTCAGCTCTGCCTCGAATACGTCATAAGGCTCATTGATAATCTTTTTGACCTTTTTCCTGCGCTCTTCAATCGCCTTTACAAGATTATTCAGCTCTGCCCTGTCTGCTTTGGCCTGCTTCATATTGTCCTCGGTATAGACAACATTCTCATAGCAGGCTATCTTCTGCCTGACCGCCGCCTCCAGCTCCTCTTTGTTCCACTTAATCACCCGGAGAAATCCGTCCTCCGTAGGATTGATAAGACGGAACTCCATCTTTGCAGGCTGTGCCACCGCTACCTCATTCACAACCTCAGCCTCCACCGTTTCCGATACTGTTTTCTTTCTTCCTGCCATCTGTCTACCTCCTATATTTCATTTGGCCCGACCACCCGGATTGTCACATCGACCCTCGGCTGCTCAGAATAGAACTTCCTCACCTGTGCGTCCACGACTGCAGCATCATCATGGTATGCCACTTTGTTCAGACTGTCGCAGATAATCTTCCCGATATTATCCCAATCCGGCGTTTTTGTTGGCCGGATTTTATGCTCTAGCATAAGCCTACGCTTTTTCTTGCTTATGGACTTTGGGATTTCGTAGTATGCAATAATCCGCACATCCAGCATGGCTTCGTCCTTGAACATTCTACCCTTTGCTACCTGCTGGTACATCAGTTTAACCAGATTCTCATAGTTTACCGTCTCATCCGGCGTGTACGTCTTTACATACTGCCCTGCTCTGGAGAACTTCGGGCGCTGCTTTCCAAACGGCTGGCCTGGTACTGAGAATTTAATCTGCCGCATAGCATCATCCTCCACAATGTTATCCATGCCGCCTCCTATTCCCCGCCAGCGATATTGCCTGCTTCATTGTCACGGTAAACTTTCAGGTAATAATCCATCTGTTTACCTGTCGCCGTTTTCTTTCTGACCCCCGGACCGATGGTGTAGCCATTTTCCAGCAAAATTGCCGTAACCGCCTTTCTATCCTCCAGCTTATAAATGCTGAGTTCTGCTACTTTTTCCATTGCCATATTGTCATTCCTCCATTAACCTTTTCATTTCATCGAACCGCCTTGCCGCCTCTTTCTCCCTTCGGGAACGTCCTGGTACCTGAACCGGGAAACACATTTCATAAATTCGGTCATAAATCCTTTTGTATCGGATGTCCATATTCTCCTGCATTTCCCTAACTGTCATATTGGTAGTGAGAATAAGCGGTTTTCCTGCCCGATACCGGCTGTCAATGATGTTATAGACCTTTTCCAGAGCATAATCTGTAGCTCTCTCGGTGCCCAAATCGTCAATAATCAGTAGCTCCGCATCGTTCAGTCGGCTCATAAATACTTTTTCTTCCTCTTGATCGCCCTGTATATTCTGCAGGATTTTCACAAAGGATGTCATAATTACCGGGATATTTCGCTCCATCAGCTCATTTGCAATGCAGGCGGCTGTATAGCTTTTCCCTGTGCCTACAGTTCCCCAGAATAAAAGCCCTTGTCTCTTTTGGCACATTTCATCGAATCTCTCAACATACCGCTCTGCCAACGCATACACTTTTTGGTTGTCGGTGTCCTTCTGGAACGTGCAAAACCTGGCATTTTTCAACTTATCATCAATGAGGCTGGCGCTTTTCAGCCTCTCGATCCGCTCCATAGCCTTCTTGCGTTCCTCTTCCTCTTTCCTGCGCTTCTCTGCCTCAACCTGACATTTACAGATGCAATGCACAATCACTTCCCTTCCGTCCGTGAACGCAGACGCCGGTAGCCTTGTCTGCTTCTTTCCATGGCACTTTCCGCAATGTATCAGGCCATCCTCTGCCACATAGTCCCCTTCCTCCATTTTTACCTTTTCAACATCCAGAGGCAGTAAGGACTCCAGCCTTATATCCTGCATACGTTTCACCCCTTCCTAAATGGATTCTCGTCATCGTTTGTGGGGTTCGTACAGGCTCCAGGCGCGATCTTAGGAAGATAATCTAAGAATGGTGTAGACTCCCCTAAAAATGTCTTACCATGCTTGATATATTTGTCCTCTGTCCTGTCGCGCTTACACTGATCCGCATAATTCTTCGCCGCCTCTAACAGCTGTTCATGGGAGAAGCCATCTTCCAGCCTCGCCTTATACTTCTTGTACGCCTGGGCTTTATCCGCTTTCCGAGGATAGACAGCCCAAAATTCTTCAAAATCCGTGGAATAGTTACTGATTACCTTATTGGACTTACCTGCCGTTTTTGCCGCTGCCGGTTTGGCTCCCTGGGGCGCCGCCTTTAGCTCCGCCCCATTTTCTGATGCCTGCAATAATGCCTTTTCGCCCTTTACCCGGTTATAATATTCCCTCTGCCGGTCTGCCTCCGTTGAGGACTGCCCTATGAAGTTCTGAATGTCCATCATGTAGATAGCCCCATTATCCAATACCTCTATCAGTTCCAGATTCTTGAAAATCTCCAGCGCCTTTTCCACGGTCCCTACCTGGTGGCCTACAAGGGTAGCCAGTATTTCCGGCGTGTATGGGATCACGTTCCTATACATCAACCGCCCCTCGTTCCGCAGGCTTTTCAGGTAGAGTCTCAGAAGGATATTGCTGTATATGTAGCCGTCTTTCATGCTCTCCAGGATCTTTATCTCATCCGAATCAAAAAATCCCTCTTTCAATTTGAGATAATAATATTTTTTGTTATCTGCCATATGTTCACCGCCAATCGTATCACTATATTCCTGCAATCAAATCCGTAATTGAAATCGGCCTCGTCAGCACTCGTGTATGCCTGCAGCAATCGCACAGTTCGCATCTATCCGGCTCCAACTCACCGCTTTTTAATCTGAGGATTCTCGGTGTATTTGCTTCTACAACGCTAAGCGCTTCCTGCAGATAATTGTCTGTCACATGTATAATGCGGATGTCCGGCTCTTTCTCCTTTGTCGCACCTGCAATATAAAACGGCAGCTTCTTTCCGGTGTTCTGCCTTACAATCTCCTGGTAAACCGCTCCCTGAATGTCATACCCCCAATAACGGACGAAATCCAGATAGCCCAAATCCTTTACCCATTTCAGCTCCGTAATAGACGACATAACCTTCAAGTCCACGATTGCCACATCCGGAATGTAGCTGTCTATCTTGATTTTCCATTTCGCCCCGAACATTTCCCCGGTCATAATGACCTGTTTCTGTCCGCTCATATATTTCATGAAATACTCGTCACGCTCAATGCGGGCGATAATTTTATCTGCATTTACATACTCCGCTTTCAGACCGCCCTCCTGCTTGAAAAGCGCCAGATTCTCTGACTTGAACCTCTCCAGGCTCCCTTCAAAGTAAGCATCGACGTAACTTCCGACCATGAGGGCCGTACTCTTCTCGTCCTCCCACCTTTCCTCCAGCTTCTCCAGCGCCGTAAATTCGCAGCCTAACCGCCCGTATGTACCCAAAAAATCCTTAAACTGGGAAACGCTCATGTATTCCCTGTTAGCCTCCCGGCTGTAATAATTGTCTGCTGTCAGTTGCATCTTTTCTCTCTCCTATTCAACCTCTTCTAAAACCAAACCACCTATCTGATTGCTCTGGTTACTGTTCTTTTTGGCAAATGCGAATGCGTCCACTGGCTCCACCTTTTCCGGAAGTGCCGCTACCTTCTGCCTGCTGGTAGATAAAAGCCCATTCTGGAACTCCACGCCGCCACCTTCGTCATATGCCATCAACTGTTCCATCTTGTCGAAATCCTTTTCGATATATTTACTCAACCGGCGGATAACCGTTTTACGGTACATTTCGCCTGAGGATTTACGCCAAGCATCACTGTCTTTTGCCTTGGAATAGTTTTGACGCACATTCTCAATCTCCTCTGCGCTCATACTCTCATAAAGCATGGAACCATCCGTATACGTCACGATTGCAAAGGCTCCTATTATCTTTCCGTTGTTGAACGGAAGCGGCTTGAATACAAGTTTCTGCTTTCCATCTTCCACTCCCTCATCATAAAGATCCCCCTCCCGGACAATCTTCGCAAAAATGTCCTTGATGGGCTGGATGCTGTGCTTTTTGCATACCTTGATCTCGCCCTTGTAATCTGTCTGGAAATTCATCTCCTTGTTATAGGGGATTGCGTAACACTCTCCGCTCAGGAAATCAAGTCCTAGGAAAGCTCCTTTTATCATGCAAAGTGCTATGGAATCCGCTGAAATGCCGTCCAGGTTCTCGCGCTTCTTTTTATCTTTGAGCATATCCCTAATCAGAGTAATGCAGTTGAGAATGAACCTGTCCTTATTGAATCCCTCCGGCATTGCCCCCACCTTTTCCTCAATCTGCTTCATGAGTGCTTGCTGTATCTTGTCAAGGTACTCTGACGTTGTTACCTGTTTCACCTGCTGGTTTTCCTGGTTTTCCTGTTGTTCCATATTGTTGTCCTCCTTTCTATGCCGTTGCAAGGCTTTCGCCGAGCATTTCCAATAATTCTCCGGAAGTCATATCATCCAGACATTCTTTGCAGACATATCCCTCCGGGCCGTCTAAATATTTGTCGCCCTCGAATATCCCTTCCCCGCATTTCCCGCACCTGTGTATCGGTACCGGCTCCGGTGCGTTAGGGCATCTGGGGTGGCATGGGGTGTTTAAACACAAGCTGCACATTCTTTGCACTCCCTTTCTGCTATTCTCAGCAATGTTGTGGCATTTATGGACTGCCTGAACAGATAATCTTTCAGTTCATCCCTGAACAGCAGAGGCAGGTATTCCTCCCTGTTCTCAATCCTGTTGACTTCCATCTTCCTCTCGCAGTACCAAAGGACATAATCAACAGTCTCCTGCGATATGTGGACTCCCTTTTTTACCCAGTCGCTCACAATATTATCAATCTCCGTCCTGCTCATAGTCGCCCTCCTTTCCGAATAAAAACCCAATTACATCACCGACACATCTTGCCACTTCTGCCAACATCAGAATCAATGGCAATGTCAGCCACTCGCCTCCGTATGCCAGATAGCTTCTCGTAGCGTATGCCGATTTTACCACAACCTCTGTCAGAATCTGACCAGCCACTATCCACAGCCAATTTCTTGAAATATACCTCTTTACGCTTTTCATTTCACCAGTTCCTTATCTGTGTAGAAGTAATGGTTGCCATACTGGAAAAGGAACTCCAGATTTTTTCTGTGCCAGTCTGACTTTCCTGCACTCTCAAAATATAAGGCTCCCTGGCTTTCATCCCACTTTTCTATCTGAATCAGCTCCAGCGCCTCCCAGCACTCCTGATCCGGCTCTGTGGTGTACCACCTTCCACCTTCCTGCAATGGGCTGAACTGCCAGCCTCCGTTGCCTGTCCTCTGGTAAATGACCTCTTCGATAGTGTCCGGGAACCTGTCGCTCCAAACCCTGTTGAGGACTACCAGCATAACAAGGGCCTTTCCTTCGACGTCCTCACCTTCAGCCTCTACCATTGCTATCTTCGCTAACAGATAAGATTCCTCTACATTCCAATCCATGCTGGGAATACCGCTCTGGCACTCAACAACTACTTCCACCGACTGCCTTTTGGTTACTGCATTTTCTTCAATTTCCAGCATCTCCTCTGTTTCCGGCTTCGCTGTCATGCTCTCTTCCGTTACCTCTACCTCTTCTGTTTCTTCCTCCTTACCGGCATCCGCATAGAACTCTCCGACGCCTACAATCATGAATACGGCGGCTCCACATATTGCTAGGACCTTTAGCCCAAACAACAGCTTTGCCCGCTTTTTTCTTCTCACAATAAACTCCTTTCTGGTACCGCCCGGCTTTAGCTGCTTTTAAGGCACTTCTCACCGGCAATCTTCATTTCACTGATTACCTCAGCCATGCTGTCCAGCCTTCTGAGGATTTCTTTCAGTTTCGGGATTTCTTCCCGGCTGATGATCCCATCCTCCGTTATCTCAATCAAATCCGCTTTCATAGCCTTTAGTTCATCCTCGTTAAAGCCTTTCAAAAGCCGTAACGCAATTCCCTGTATGCTCTTTTCTTCCGTCGCCAATGGCAGGAACCCATGAACCGGACACTCCCTCATGCAGTACCCGGCAATCAGCTCCGGGGCGCAGTAGAGGTCAGCCATAAGAACCACTTTATCCACAGGCACAACTTTCGTATTGCCAAGCTCGTAATCTGCCAGCGTAGACACCGAAATTCCCAAAAGTTCTGCAGCCCCTTCACGGCTGTATAGTCTCTCGTTGTATATTGCTGCCTTTTTTCTCGCCTGGAAATATACATTTGTGTTCTCGTTTATAGGACCCTTCCCCATTCCGTATTACCTACCCTTCTGCTAATATTTAACTATCACCAGCAGGAACAGCCAGCAATGTAATGTTAAGCAGGCGGTTGACGGCATTCACAATATTTTCATTCATCATCCTGCCGTTAATTACCAGCGACAGCCGATCTCTGGAGACATTCGCTTTCTCTGCCAGCTGATTAACGCTCATTTTCTGTTTCACAAGCTCAATCTTGACTGCCTGGCACCATTCATCCGATGGCGTCAGGGTGCGCTCCGGCAAGCCTGTCGTTCCCAACTTCTCGTTGATCTTCTCAGCGATTGCCTGGTAGCTTGCGTTGGAATACCGCCCATTGATAACCGAGGAAACCACCGTATAACTGTAACCGATGCTCTCGGCCAGCTGTTTGAGCGTCATATCTTTATCAATCACAGCTTTCCGGACATCCTTACTCCATTGTGATGTTTCCTTTCCCATTTAAGTATCACTCCTTTCTCGCATTTGCTAAGTATTTTTATTTATCTTTGCGGGTTTGCGTGCTATAATGTAAGTAAATCTATTTACAAACCCGCAGACGTATTACGAAATACTTGTCACTCTCAGCTCGCAACTTTGAAATGTTTAGTATTTCATACTTATATTGTACTACGCATTTACGAGTTTGTAAATAGATATATACTCATTTGCGAGATTTTTTTATTTGGAGGCTGCTATGGAAATTATTGAAAGAATCTACCAAACTCTCAGCGAGAAAGACAAAAAGGCATATGAACTTTGCGAGAAACTGAACATCCGTACTTCAACAATGTCAACATGGAAAGCCCGCACGAATGATCCGCCTGCTAAATACATGAAAACCATTGCTGACTTCCTGGGTGTTTCTCTTGATTACCTTATGACCGGTCAGGAGGCTCCTGTCCGCAAAACAACCACACCCGAAGAAGACGAACTGCTTGCGCTGTTCCGTTCCCTGCCGGAACCTAAAAAATATGAATTTGTCGGGGAACTCAAAGGATTCCTGAAAGCTTACACTGAGTCTCAAAAATATCTTGACGAGGAAAAAAGATTATCAGTTTAGAATGGTACCGACTCTATGGCCGGTACTAAGACAGGAGAATGCCTATGACAAATGCTGCCCTTTATTTTGAGCTGGCCCGTTCAGAGGAAAAGGCGGGGAATGAATGTGCTGCCCTGCTCTTCTACCTCTCTTCATTCTGTGATAGTTTCAACTCCGGCGCTCCAGAATATCCTTATGGTACCGTTGCGAAAATCCGGCTGCTGCAGAACCGACTCTCACTGCCAGATCAGTTTTTATTCAGTCTGATGCACTCATACGGCCCCTTATCGGATGCCGAGTGCCGGGAATTATTATCAGATTCCATTAACGGCAACATTGCCGGTATCAATGCTACGCTTACCGGCTGTGCCAATATGGACTGAGGAACGGAGGAACTATGGAACAATTAACCGGAAACGAGACATTTACCCTGCATGGAGCCAGCGCCGGAATATCCGTCAGAGATTACTGGAGCTGGTCGTATTCAGATTTGATCGACAATACCCAACGTGGGGTAATGGCAGAATTTCTTGTTTATTCATCAATAAGAAGTACCCTAGGTACGCAAATTAGAGAAAATTGGCTCCCTTTCGACGTGATGAGTCCATCCGGACGCAGAATTGAAGTAAAATCTGCCGCTTACATTCAGGCCTGGACACCCGAAAATATCTTTGCTCAGATTCGTTTCGATATCGGAAAGAAACTGGCCTGGGACAATGCTACTGCATCTTATGCGTCTGAGGCAAAACGCAACTGCGACCTGTATGTGTTTTGCCTCTTTACCGCAAAGACAAAGGACATTTCCCTGCTCAATCTGGACTATTGGGATTTCTATGTACTGCCTACGTCCGTTCTGAACGAGAAGGTACCAGAACAGAAGGGAATTTCCCTATCTTCCCTACTCAAATTGGGACCGGTAAAAACAGACTATGCCGAACTCGGCACAGTAATCGAATCAATCAAACTATAAAGGAAGTGATACAATGAGACTGCCAAACGGATATGGGAGCGTTATCAAAATGTCCGGAAAACGCCGGAATCCTTGGATGGTGCGTAAAACTGCCGGATGGCATTATGACGCTGAAAAAGACAAGCAGGTGCAGGACTACCTCATAATCGGGTATGCTAAAACCAAAGCCGAAGGACTCCATATGCTGGCCGAGTATAACGAAAAGCCTTTCGATACCAGGGCAGCAAAAATGACCTTCTCGGACGTGTACGAGGAATGGTCCAAACGGAAGTACCCCACCGTGTCCGATTCCAACGTAAAAGGCTATACCGCCAGCTATAAAGCCTGCGGTCTGCTCTACAACCGGATTTTCAAAGACCTAAAGCTGGCTGATCTGCAGAACGTCATAGATACCTGCGAGAAAAACTACCCTACCCTCAAAAAAATCAAGATACTTTTTGACCAGATGTACGAATTTGCGCTGAAGAATGAAATCTGCAACAAGGACTATTCCTCATTCGTGGATATATCCCAATACAAAGACAGGAATCCCAACAAGTATGACCGGAATAAGTTTGAGCGGGCGGAGATTAACCGCATCTGGGAGCAGAAGGACGACATCTATTACCAGATTGTCCTCATGCTGCTGTATAACGGCACCCGGATTTCAGAATTTTTGGACCTGAAAAAAGAACATGTCCATCTGGATCAGCAGTATTTCGACGTAATCAAAAGCAAGACTGAGAACGGACTGCGTAAGGTTCCCATTGCCGACAAAGTTCTGCCGTTCTACCGGTCCTGGTATGATTCCTGTCCAGATTGTAAGTACCTGCTCCATACAGAGGACGGAAAACACTTCAAATATAGAAATTACTACGACAGCTATTTCATGCCGCTCATGGAGCAGTTAGGAATGAACCACACTCCGCACTGCTGCCGCCACACCTGTATCTCCATGCTGGCTGAGGCTGGTGTAGATGCCACCACCATAAAAAAGATTGTAGGGCACTCCGGCGCGATGACCGTGACGGAGCGTGTCTACACCCATCTCGACATACAGGTTTTGGTTGACGCAATCAACAAGATATAA